ATTTTTGCTTTTAACATACTATAAACATAAGGCAGTTTGGCTTGCGAGTCAAGCAATTCAGCAAGAAAGATTCAACTAATTTCCTGCACTATTCTCTTGGGTTTGGTTGCGTTAAACACAGACAGTTTTTTTGTGTTCGGGCGGTTGGATTGCGTGCAGGTGGTGGGGTAGTACTCAGGCGGTGAGGTTGACCCCCCCCTATTTTTTGAATTTTTCAAGGTTGTCAGCACCTAAAATAACGCGGGGGGCCCCCTTTCTCATTCTCCCATTAAAAGGAAAAGCTTCGAGCTAGACGGATTCCCAAAAAAAAAACTGGGTGTTTTAGGACTTAGGGTGTTTCTTTTTAATGTCCGACATTAACACCCTTAATACGTCATCAAAATTGTCTCCCTTTTTTATAAGCGCTGCAGGCGTTTGATTATCGAGGCCTGGATGGGGGGTTTTTAGCCACTGAGTGGCGTTATAGGAGTTATATTCTCCGGCCAGCTTCGAAAAGATTTCGTATTTTTTGTCTTTTTTCATTGTTAGGACAATGTATATTACACAGAAAAAGTGTATCTTATAGGGAATGGCTAGAAAAAGACATACTACTTCCACACCTGCTTCAGTTAACGCCGAGTGGCTTACTTTTAAAATTAAGTCCCACCCATTAAGCCAAAGGCAGAAGGAATTTCTTCATCTTAGCCTATCAGAGGATGTGAGTGTCATTTTTGTGTCAGGACCAGCGGGCTCAACAAAAACTTATATGGCGGTTCTAGCGGCGCTTCGGGAGGTTCAAAAAAATGCAGAGAAGAACTTGATTTACGTCCGCACCGTTATAGAGAGTGCCGACAGGAACCTCGGGTATCTTCCTGGAGACGTTGAGGAGAAGTTTAATCCGTATATGGCTCCTTTAAGGGATAAGCTTGACGAGATAATGTCGCCTTCTCAAAGCCCTAGTGTCTTAAGCGACCTGCTCCATAAAGGAAGGATTCAAGCGATGCCTATAAACTATCTACGAGGCGCCAGCTTGAACGATAGCATAGTGATAGCTGACGAGGCTCAAAACTTTACGTTTAAAGAACTTACCACTCTAATTACGAGAATAGGTAAAAACACCAAGCTGTTTATCTGCGGGGACTTAATGCAAAGCGACATCAATGGAAGAAGTGGATTTCGGGAGATGATTAAACTGTTTCAAGACGCCGAAAGCGAAGAGAGGGGGATTAATTGCTTTGAATTCTTTGAGGAAGATATACGGAGGAGTGAAATACTGAAATTCATAATCAAGCGTCTTTATAAAAAAGAGTGTAAAAAGTCCTAATGGAAGAATTCGCCACAATACTTGGAGCCATAATAACAGGCGCCGCAACAATAACGAGCGTATGGTTCGCTCATTGCTACGTAAAGAAAACATTAAATACACGCCGCAATCCAGTAGCTGACGACGCAGCTCAAAGCGCTAATGTATATACCGCTCTACAGCATATATTGAGCAAAATGGGGGGGGATAGGGCTTATGTTCTAGAGTTCCACAACGGAGGCCATTACTACTCGGGAAGAGGGCAGCAGAAATTTAGCTGCACACATGAAATAGCAGTAAAGGGCATAAGCCGAGAGTGCGACAATTCGCAGGATCACCGGGTATCAAATTATCATACATATATAACTGAGTTGATAGATAAAAACAGGTACGCTTACTCTAATATAGAAAACTCAACAGACAAAGCTTTTACATCGGTGCTGTCAGGAGCTGGAGTTAAAAGTATATATAATGTACCAATAAAGACATTGAACGGTAAAATAATAGGAATACTGGGAGTCGATTACGTAAAATCATACGCGAGCAACGACAGCACAGGCTTTGGCGAAATAAAGGAAGAGGATGTTTTTTTAAACCAGCAAGCTCGAAAGCTAATGGAGAATCAATCAAAAGTTATAGCCGGTTACTTAATCTAAGTATTAGAAAAAGTAAAAAAATATATTATTATATCATAATGAGTTCAGTTTTTTGTACATCTTGCGGCACGAAAATGGATTTCGCTGGAGTAAAGCCTAAGTTTTGCTCCTCATGCGGAAATTCGATGGTTGTTGGAGGGGTTGCAGAAAAAGGGAGCGCATCACTAAAACAAGGGTCTATTGCCCTAGCAGAAGATGAAACTAATTATGATAGCGTCCCCCGACTTTCTAAACTTGAATATGAATGTGATTATGAGGGGTTGTCAATTCGGCAGCACAACATGGGGCAGCTGCTGAATGAAAAAGAAAGCAAAGAAGGGCAAGATCGATCTCCCCGCAAAGCCCCCCGTAAGCTCCCCCGTAGACCCTCCGGCTAAAACATCCTACGAGGATAATTCGGAAGTTGTAGACGAAGAGCTTTCAAAACGTCGCAAGAGTTGGTTCTTAACGTCTATAGCATGGATTGATTACGATGATGTATGCCAAATCATTAGGATACATGTATTTCGTAAATGGGCTCAATGGGACCAGGCAAGACCCTTACGACCATGGCTCAATAAAATAATCAGCAATCAGTTTAAAAATATACTTAGGAATTATTACGCAAACTTTGCTAGGCCGTGTTTGAATTGCCCTTTTAATTTAGATGATGAATCTTGCGGGTTTTCCGATAGCGGTCGGCAGGACACCACGTGCCCTCTTTTTAAGAAATGGACAAACACCAAAAAGAATGCTTACGACGTTAAGGTGGCTCTTCCCATAGACGGGAAGGAGTTTTTGCTTGATCATGGTAACTCTGATATATTTTTTGATTTCGAGAAAGCCACTAAACGCATTCAGGATGTATTAAAGACCAAGATTTCCCAAAAACAATTTGAACTTTTTGAACTTTTATTTATAAGAAACATAGATGAACTTGAGGTCGCGAATATAATGGGGTATAAAAGCTCAGAATCAGGAAGGAAGGCTGGCTACAAGCAAATAAAAAATACCAAAAAACTAATCAAAGATTTAGTAATGAAAATAATAAAAGAGCAGGATTTATTTTAAAATGGAATTAACTGAAGAACAGAAGAAATTAATTAGGGAAAACTATGAGAGCACCCCAGACCTCATTGAATTAACTCGATTAGCGTTCGGCGACGACGAACTGGACGGAAGAACAAAAGAAGGTCGCGCGGTTAGGGAGTTTCTCGCCGCTGAAGAATTCAACTATAATACTACCCAGATTGTAAAAAAAACATCTATAGAGTTAACTGGGGATCAAAAAGGGTTTATTGAAGAGCATGCTAAAGACGGCATGAACAGTCTTCAGATAGCAAGATTAATCTTCCCAGACAAAGAAGTCCGCAACTTAAGTTCCGAGCAGCGGGTTGTATTTGAATACATGAAGACGGAGCTTAATCCTTACTTCTACGAAGAGGAGAGGGCTACCACGCGACATAAGGCTCCCGTAACTTTTGACGAGACCTTAGCTAGGTTAAACAAGGCCTCGCAGCAGCACTTAGTACAGGGGAAGATGAATCCGGACGAGCGAGAGGGGGTTAAGAAGCTTATAAAGTTCCTTTCGTCCCCTCGTTACATGCAGACTATAAATAATTATAAATCCCAGAATGATAGAGATTTATTTGAATCCGAGTATATAAGAACAACCTGGGATAAACCAGACTTAACTGCAGATGAGATAAATTTATATATTAATGTTTGTGTTGATTATATTAACTTAAAGAATATCTCATCTCATATAGAAAAATTAAACATAATGTTTAATGAAATAGAAGATCAACAAGAAATGACAGTAAGGTTGGCGGAAATATTAAAATCTAAAACAGATGAATATGACAAATGCGAGAAGCGCATGGAGTCATTAATCAAGAAGCTAAACGGAGATAGGGCGGCGCGAATGAAAGACAGGCATAAGGACAATGCGTCTATTCTATCTTTGGTAAGAAACTTTCAGCTAGAAGAAGGAAGAAGAAAAATGATTGATTTAGCCATTAGAGAGAAAGAGGCCGTGGGGAAAGAGATAGACCGTTTAGAGTCCATGGAATCATGGAAAGCTAGAATTTTAGGAATAAGTAAAGATAATATGTAATCTATTATAATATAAAATCATGAAATACGTAAAAATAAAAATCGGCGATTATGACATTAAAAAACTTAATGAAATTTTCGAGAATGAAAAAGAATTCAAGCCTGCGGCTCACGAAGACCAGGTGATTATTGATATAATGCGGCAATGCATTGATAAGGAAAACATCATAGAAGAAATAGAGGAGCCAGAATAATGACGAAAGTTGGAAGCGCGACTTACCCCACTCCTTTTGTTTATGTAATTAAGGAAATAGTTAAATACATAGACGGCGACACTATAGATGTTGTTATCGATTTGGGTTTTAGTACATTTGTTAAAAAAAGAATAAGATTGTACGGAATTGATACCCCCGAGACAAGAACGCGCGACAGGGAAGAGAAGAAGCGCGGTTTAAGGGCCAAGGAGCGACTCATAGAGCTTTGCGAGGACTCCGAGGGCCCCTTGGTGCTCATTTCGCATGGAGTAGGCAAATACGGCCGCGTACTAGGAGAAATAAGATCTGATGGAAATGTTGTTATAAATACGGTCCTCGTAGTGGAAGGGCATGCTAAAGAGTATTACGGGAAGTGAACGAATGCAAAATATGCCAGTCGGCCTTCGACTCCGAGCGGGGGCTCCACCTCCATTTATCTAAAAAACATTCTATTACTTTAGCTGAATATTATACTGCATATCATCCCAGGCTAGATAGGTTAACCAATGAAAATCTACCTTTTAAAAATAAATATGATTATTTTAATATTGATTTTCTAAATAGAAAAAATATGATTAAATGGGCCGAAACCGGCCCAGAAGAAGAAGTTAAGGAATATATTTTAAGGCAACTAAAAAACAGAATAGATCAGAAGAAACTTTCCTACGCGCCGTGTCATTTAGAGCTGGAGCTAAGGGGTTTGCCTCCTATAGATTTATATAGAAATTTATTTGAAAGCTACAGCTTCGCATGTAATAAAATAAATATTAAGCCATTATTTTCAAAAAAAATAATGAAAGGGTTTTTTCAGACGTCATCTAATTTGGATAATATAAAAATATTCATCGACACTCGGGAGCAGAAGCCTCTAGAGTTCAATAATTGCTCTAAGATGAAACTAGACTTCGGGGATTATGCTATAGGGGGCGATCTGTATAGCTATTCATACGTGGACAGGAAAAGCGAATCCGACTTTAAGAGTACCATGACAACGGGCTATGAAAGGTTCAGAAGAGAAATAGTTCGCGCCAAATCTTTTAATGCATATTTGTTTGTGGTTATAGAGAGTAGTATCGAGAAGATTAAAAAGAATAATATATTTGCCCCTCATAAGTCTAACCTCTCATTTGTATGGAACAGAATGCGTTTGCTGACGCATGACTTTAAGGGTAATTGTCAATTTATATTTTCTGGAAACAGGTCTTCCTCTCAAGAACTTATTCCCAAACTACTAGCTAATGGTAAGGATTTATGGGATGTAGACGTTCAATATTATCTAGATAAGCATTATGAATAAAAGCTCCGACTATAAACAGATCATCCTTGAAAGGGACAGGGAAATATCAGATCTTCTCGTGTTGATCGAAACCCTTCAGACTAATCTCAGCTCTATCTCCTCTATGCTCAGCGAAGACCAGAAGAAATCAATAGAGACCCATAGCTACAAATGGTGTATGCGGTGGAGGATGGAGGAGTCCGAGCGGAGATGACCTGGGAGCCCGGATTAAACCCCTCCTTTTCGTCCAAGTCTTTTCGATCCAACGAGGAGCTTGAGAAAATTGAAGGCTTTCTAGAAGAAGAAGAAGCAAAGATAGTTCTCTGCGAGTTCTTGATGAACAATGTGGGATTCACTACGAGTCTTCTAGCGGGGATTGAGTTATTCCCTTTTCAGAATATTGCTATTAAGTCCATGTTAGATGGGGACTATTTTCTAGGAATATGGAGTCGAGGAATGTCGAAATCTTTTAGTGCGGCTATATATTGCTGTTTAGATGCAATATTTAATCCTGGGACTCAAATAGGTATTCTTGCAGCTACTTTCCGCCAGTCGAAGATGATATTCGAAAAGATTGAAGAGATTGCTGCGAAGCCTCAGGCTTCACTGCTCGCTCAATGCATTACCAAGAAGTCAAAAAGAAATGATCAGTTTACCCTGGAGATCGGTGATTCTAGGGTGGTGGCGCTTCCCCTCGGAGATGGGTCAAAACTTAGGGGTTTTAGATTTCATACAATAATTATAGATGAAATGCTTTTAATGCCGGAGAACATTTACAATGAAGTTATACTGCCATTCTTAAGCGTAGTAAAGGACCCTACCGAAAGGAAAAAAGTACAAGACATAGAAGGTAGGCTAATTGCGCTAGGAAAAATGAAGGAAGAGGAGAGGACGAAGTGGCCAAGTAATAAACTAATAGCTCTATCATCAGCGAGTTACAAGTTCGAATATTTATATAAGCTTTACGAAAGGTTTGAGGATTTAATAATAAACGGAGGAGGGGATGCGGATCAGGCAAAAAGGACAATCATGCATCTTGGCTATGACGTCGCTCCTCCTGAACTATATGATAAAAACCTAATCGACCAAGCGAAGGCAACAATGAGTTTCTCGCAGTTTGATAGGGAGTTTAATGCAATTTTCACGGACGATAGTTCGGGGTTCTTTAAGACATCCACAATGGCTGACTGCACGGTAGAAGCGGGTCAGGAGCCATGCGTAGAAGTCAAAGGAGATCCGTCAGATAAATACATTCTAGCGTTTGATCCTAGCTGGTCTGAAAGCGAAGGGTCTGACGACTTCGCTATGCACGTTTTAAAACTAAATGATCAAACGCAATCAGGAACATTAGTGCATAGTTATGCGATGCCGGGGCTCAAGATGCAAGATCATATTAACTACTTCCACTATGTTCTTAACGCTTTTAACATTGTGGCAATAGTGGGAGATTACGGAGGAGGAGTGCAATTCCTTCAAGGGGCTAACGCTAGCTCTACATTCGTCAAGGACGGAATAAATATCCAAGAAATCACAGCAAACCTAGACGATAACGAAAACTACCAAGAGCGCTTAATTGAGCTTCGAGAGCAATACAGCATAGAAAAACAGAAAATTTGTATTTTAAGAAAGCCTACTTCAGATTGGATCAGAAGGGCTAATGAACTTTTGCAGACCAATTTAGATCACAAAAAAATATGGTTTGGAGCTATAGCTCTTAATGACAACTTCCTATCTCAGACTCGAAAGAAGATACCAATTAAAAGCCTTACTTTTATGCCGGAGTACGCTTCCTTAAATAAGGCTTCTGAGGAATCTAAAATGATAGATTTCGTGGAACATCAAGCGGACATGATAAACCACACCAAAAGCCAATGTGCATTAATTCAGGTAAAGTCTACTCCTCAAGGACATTTAACATTTGATTTGCCTCAAAACTTAAAGCGTCAATCAGGCCCTCATAAAACGCGAAAAGACTCTTACTCAGCCTTGGTTCTAGGGAATTGGATGGTTAAGACTTATTACGACATGATACAGGCAGAGGCGAAGCCGGTGATTTCGACATTCACTCCTTCCTTCATCTGAATGTCATTCTTCGTAGAAAATAAAATCAACGGGAAGCGTGAAGCTATCTCTTATGCTAGATGGCTTGAAGGCAGGGAGGTGTTCCTCTGCGGAAGCGGTCCGTCGATAAAAACCGCCGACAAGGATTTTATTGAATCAAGTGAAAAGGTTATAATGTGCCTTAATGCTTCATTTCAATTCATTCAGCCCGACATCTGGATGGGAATGGATGCGCCTGAAGTATTCAATGGTAGGATTTGGGAGTACATAGAAAAAAAAGAAAGAGAGCGAAGGCTTCCCGGTTTATTTCCTAATACCATGGACTGCGTTAGGATTTGCAACTGGGGCCATCGAGATGAGATCGCAAATGGATTTCCATTAAAAAAACATAGCAATGTTCGGTTTATATGCGCAGCAGAGTCTAAGGACGACAATCCTCAATTTGTTGGAGATTTTATCAACTTTTTATTTGAAGGTAATACTTTCTCTACGGCGCTTCATGTTTTACATTGGCTCAAGCCAAGAAGGGTTAATCTTGTGGGGTGTGACTTTGGAGGCCGTAGATCGGGGCCTAGGGCCCCTTCCCCCAACAGGAAGATTAACTTTAAAAACTCTATCGAATCCCTTAGGATTGCGGCTCGAAGAAGCTCCGTAGAGTATATATCATGCACTCCAGACTCTCCGATTAACGAATTCCTAGAGTATAAAAATATAGAAGACTCGTAAAGTCCCAAAGTTAACTTTAGACTTTTCTTTGGACTTTTCTGAACTTTAGTGTATAATTTGTTATGTCAAGACAATATACTAAAAAATCAGATTATTGGAAAAGGTTCTCAAAGAAAGAGAGTCCGCAGCCAGGAATAGAGAGTTTAATAGAAGGGTCAAGGCCTGTGCCCGAGGCGTCGCCATCTAGTCCGGGAGAGCCGTATTACGAAAGCTCCAGCGCCTCTTCTCGGTCCCAGGAGGCATCAGGAGGAAAGAGTACAAACTTTCGAAGAAACTCTGCTACTAATCAGCGAAAAGCGTTCAAGTACTCAAACATCGCAGAAGGAAGCCTTCCTTACTCATATGGAGGAAGTTATATTACTCCTAGGGAATCAATCCTCCTATGCCAGAAAGCTTACGCTAATATCTCTATATTTCGTAATGCCATTGATGTCATGTCTGAATTCACGAACTCTGATATTCATCTAAGCGGCGGAAATGAAAAGTCAAGAAGGTTTGTAGAAAAATGGCTTGAAAAAATACAGATATGGCGCGTTAAAGATCAATACTTCCGGGAATACTATAGGTCCGGGAATGTGTTCATGTATAAGCTAGAAGGAAAATTCGGCAGTGAAGACTTAATAAAGTTAAGCCAGGTATATGGATCCAAAATGAGCGCTTCTATGTTTGAGAAAATACCTATTGCTTATGTTTTTCTTAATCCTTATGATTTTGTGGCTACAAGAGCTTTAGCCTATAAGGTGTTCGGCCTAAATACTGAAGAGTATGGGGTTTATAAAAAGATGCTTAGTGAATACGATATTGAACGCCTCCGAGACCCCAAGAACGCCTATGACAAAGAAGTATTCGATTCGCTTCCACCGGAAACAAGAAAGGAAATAAAAGAGGGCGCCTACGGGGCGGATGGGGTTCTTGTTAAGTTGGATCCTAAAAAGTTAATTTATTCTTTTTATAAAAAGCAAGACTACGAACCTTTTGCTATTCCTTTTGGGTTTCCAGTGCTTGATGATTTAAATTGGAAACTAGAGCTCAAGAAAGTAGATCAAGCAATAACCAGAACTATTGAAAATGTTATACTATTAATAACCATGGGAGCTCCTCCGGACAAGGGAGGGATAAACCAAAACAATCTGCAGGCGATGCAGCAGCTTTTTAGAAACGAAAGCATAGGGCGCGCATTAATAGCGGACTGGACAACAAAGGCGGAATTTGTAATTCCGGACATGAATAAGGTCTTGGGTCCAGAAAAATATCAAATCGTCAATGAAGATATTCGAGAAGGGTTGCAGAATATTATTGTAGGAAAAGAAAACTACTCCAGCACCCAGGTTAAGGCTCAGATCTTCCTGGAGAGGCTAAAGGAGGCTCGGAACGGATTTCTTTCAGACTTTTTACAGCCTCAAATTAAACAAGTATGTCAAAGAATGGGTTTCAGGGACTATCCTCGCGCGGAGTTCGTAGAAATAGACATTAAGGACGAAGTTCAGCTCCAGCGAGTTGCTACGAGGCTTATGGAACTGGGAATAATCACCCCGGAACAGGGCATGATCGCGATGAAGGAGGGCATATATCCTAGGCCAGACGAGATGGAATCGGCTCAGGAGAAGTTTGTTGACGCTCGAAAGAAGGGGTACTTCGTTCCTATTGTGTCCGCGCAGCCTTTTGATCATCAAGAATCCCCCGAGGTTCTAGCTCCAGCTCCTTCAAAAGAATCTAGCGGTATAAAAGAAAAAGGCAGACCTGCGGGAACATCTAAGGAAGGGGATAAGATTTTCGCCAGGCAAAACATCCAAGATACCATATATAAAATAGAAGGGCTAGTCGCCCATACAGAAAAGGGGCTCAAGGCTAAGCTGAATAAAAAAAGGATATCAAAAGAGCAAAGAAAGATGGTGGACACCCTGACTGAAAACGTTATAATGTCAACGGAAAAAGATCAGTGGGAGAATAAAATAGATGCATGCATAAAAGACTTCAACGAAATAGAAGACCTGGATGTCATGGACAAGGTTCTCGAACTAAGCGAAGCTCATAAGCTAGCCTCTTATCCTGCTGCTATTTTATACCATAGCGCTACCGAAGAGTCCGACGCGAGCGTTCCCAAAGATGATTGATCTATTCAACCTCCAATCTCACGTTATAGATACTAGTCTTTTCTCTCACGCCCTTCACGATGAAGGGGTGGAGATTTTTGAGAAAGAGTTCGCAGAATATGTAGGAAGTAAATACGCGTGCTCGATAAATAGCGCAACTAACGCTATATTTCTGTCTCTATTAAATAAAAACTCTATAATAAAAGTTCCAAGTATTATTCCTCCTGTAGTATTAAATGCAATCATCACCTCAGGTAACAGAATAGAATTTACAGATAACATCAAATGGGTGGGCGGGTCATACGTTCTACATGAGCTAGGTGACTATAAGATAATAGATTCAGCCCAAAAAGTTGAAAAAGACCAATTCAAGAAAGAGGCAAAAAATCAAGACCTGATGATATTTAGCTTTTACCCCACAAAGCCAGTAGGGTCATATGACGGGGGCATGATCGTGTCTAATGACAAAGAAAAGATAGAGGGATTTAAAACTTCTGTAATGAATGGATGCAGGAGTCAGAAGAATAGCTGGGATAGGTCCATAGTTGCTCCGGGGTGGAAAATGTACATGAGCTCAATACAGGCGTTTGTGGCTCGGAAATCTCTCTGGCAACTACGTGGCAAAAATATTAAATTAAATAATATTCGAGATCATTATAACAATAAGCTCAGTCTAGAAAACACAAGCCTTCATTTATATAGGGTAAATGTAAAAAACAACAAACAGGCCAAGGAGGAACTTCTCAAGCAAGGCATTCAGTGCGGAATTCATTATGAATGCGCTCACCAAAATAAAGTTTACGCTTCGTCCAGCAGTCACACTAAAGATGCATTAAAAGGAGGGAGCCTTCCCAACTCGAGCCATGAAGAAGCTCATTCATTAAGTATTCCTTTTCACGAAAAATTAAAAGAAAAAGATTTAAATTATATTATTAATAATATACAGAAATGGCTAGAATAATATTTTAAGTGTATAATTAGATTAAATGGATTCTAGCTTTAAATATACATCTTCATTTTCTAGCAAGATAGCTCCTCTGTCTAATCCCTCGGGCATTGATGAAATTATTGCCAGTGAATCATTAAGACCGTTAAGAGGGATAGCTCCGCCCGATATTGATCTTGAAAAGAATATAGACCTAATAGGCTTGGTATTTAACGCAGCTGTCGCAAACCGTTTTAATAAAAATGATGACGGGATAGATACGGAGACAGCTTTATCTATTAAGGATTACTTTGTACACAAGCCCGCCAATATAGAACATCAAAAGTCTCGAGTGGTGGGGCATATTGTTTCCGCTGCATTATCCAAGTACGGCACTAGTGAGCTTCTAGACGTTGCCGAAGCTGCTCTTTCGACGGATCCTTTTAATATCTCTTTATGCGCGGTAATATATAAAACAATTAATCCTGAGTTCGCGGAATTGGTGCAGAGATCTGTTGATCCTGATGACGAATACTATCAAAAAGTTTCCGCAAGCTGGGAAATAGGATTCAATTCATATAAGCTGGCGCTAGGAAGTCGCATATTAAAAGAAGCGGAAATTATTTCAGACGAAGCCCACGTCGGCGAACTTAAAAAATATTTAAAAGCCTACGGTGGAGATGGCAAGACTGAGGACGGAGTTCCTATATATAGATTGATCTCAGGAGAGATCTTTCCTTTAGGTATAGGATTTACCTCCAATCCTGCAGCGGAAGTAAAAGGCGTTGAAGTGCTGAAAGACGATGGCATGGATTTAAATTTTAAAGAAAAAAGAAAGGCTAAAAGCACTTCTTTCGAGACAGCGAAAAACTTTACAACTCAAAAAAACTCACAAATAAATTCCCATTTTGCTAAAAATGATGTAAATCTTAGCAGGGAAACTAAAAACGTAAAAGATATGGAAACTCAAGAAATTGTTCAAAAACTAGAAGAAGTTCTCTCGGAGCACTCCGAGCAGAAAGACTTTTCGGAAAAGGCCGTGGCAAATGTTGCTAAATTATTTCACGACACCATACTAGAAAAAAACGAGATATGGAAAAAGGAGTCTGTAGAGAAAGAGACCGCCATAAAATCCCTACAAGAAGCGGCAATCGCTAAGGACTCAGAGATTGAAGATATGAAAAAGCAGCTTTCCTCTACAGTGGAAGACCTAGTTAAGCTTCAGGAATCTGACGCAAAAAGGATTGCCAATGAAAACTTTAACAGTAGAATGAGTCTTCTTGACGACGTCTATCAACTAGAGGACGAAGATCGCGCAATCCTCGCTTCAGAACTAAAAGAAGTAGGCGTTGAAGACTCGGAGTTCGTGGCATACCAAGCCAAGCTCGCCGTATCATGGAAGGCTAAAACTAAAGCCTTTATTGAGGAACAAGAAAAACTATTCGAAGAAAAGGTAGCTGCGGAAGTTTCCAAGCGCCTAACTAATATAGATTCCGAAAACCCCAAACCAAATCCTGAAGAAGTCGTAGAGGCAGCTATGGAAAATATTGAAGGAGAGGGAGAAGTGGTCTTGAATAATAATGGCGACGCGTCTCAGGAGGCACTAACCCTAAGGGAAAAGTTTAAGAGATCTTTCAATAAAGAAAACGTTTCTATTCAATACTAAAAAAAATTTAATTAATCAGAGGAAAAAACAATGGCTATTCGACTACTACCATTCAGACAATACAACGACCACAACGTCATTAACCTATTTGCGGGGGACTTCTCCGATGGCGCTGCTTTAGCTACGCCCTTTATCAATGGGAACAACGATAACGGGGTATTCGTTAAAGTTAAAGTCGGGGACATGACCCGAGCTCCTGTTGAATATGTCACTAACACCTACTTGGGAAAAACTGATTACCCCTACATCGGTAGAGATCAGTACCCGATAGTTCCGCTGACATTTGAGCCTGCGACGACTGGATCGGCGTGTTTGGGCGTGACCCTCAATCAAACGTTGACTCACGATGAAAATGGCGAAAAGCTTCTTTATTATCCGCAAAAAGCGCTTGAGATGCAAGCAATGCTCACTGGGCAAGCCGTCCCGATCTTGAGTAAAGGCCTTATCACCTTGAACTCAACAGCGGTGGATGAAACTGCGGCGGTCACAAGTTCATGGATGTTGCCAGGTCAACCAATCGCTCTTTCTCCTTACAATGCCGGTAAAGTCACCGGCATGTCGAGAGCTCAAGTTGATGCGAATAGCTCTTTGATTGCCGCTCGTCCTACATTAGTAGGTCAATGCTTGGCAACCGGAGAGCGCGTTTCACAAGCTGGAACAGACAACCGAGCGGATTACTTCGGGGGAGAAACTTCCGGCGGTACCGTTACCGGCAAATACTTCGTAGTCCAGATTGATTGCGCTAATCCAAATATTGGACTGCAGCTTGGATCCTAATATACTTTAACATAAAAAACTTACTTACTTAATTCACAGAGGACGCCTAAATGAAAATCACACTTAAAAGAACCGACGAACAGGTAGAGCTTGTAAAGGCTATGGCCTCAAAGAATCGCGACGTCGCGTATGAAGCACAAATGGCTCTAGCGGAGTTCATTGGGCCTGTTTTGGCTGAAGTCGTTAATCAGGCGCCGACCCTGAGTAACCTATTCACGTCCTTTCAATTCAACGACATGGATAGTCCGAGCATCCCGCTTGATCTATACTACGACATCACCGCTCCGGATTATGTCAAAGTTTATAGTACATCGGCGCCTGGAGGTCTTCCGACGAACACGGTAACACCTACAGCTAGCGAGCTTAAGTTTACTACGTATCGGTTGGATAGTGGCGTAGACTTCGATAAACGATATGCTGCTAAGTCAAGGCTTGATGTAGTAAGTAAGTCTTTTACCCGTGTGGCTCAGGAAATTTTACTTAAACAAGAAAACACGTCTTCCAGCCTTGTTCTCGGGACGTTGGCTGATGCTACTACCAACGGCAAGGGCCATTGTATTAACGCTACGAAGAATGTCATCCTCGATGACTTCAATCAGCTCCTTACTCTCGCGAAGAGGATTAATACGGCCTGGACGGGGGGAACTCCTGAAAACCGCATTAAGGGAATTACGGATATGCTCGTATCTCCAGAGGTTGTTCAAAGTCTTAGGTCCATGGCCTATAACCCCATCAATACGATTGGTACCGCAGCTGGAGGCACCGCCGACGCAGCCGGGCCAATCGCCGCTACTGATAGCATGCGTGATGAGATTTATCGTAACGCTGGTATTCCCGAATTTTATGGGGTTAGCCTAATGGAGATCAATGAGCTTGGTCCTAATCAAAAATTTCAACTCCTCTGGAAGTCCCTTGGTGGAAAGGTACTGGGAAGTACCGGTGCCGCTGTAGCCAAAGGTGATGACTTGGCAATTGGTATTGACCGATCCCGAGACTCTTTATTCCGGGCCGTGGCTCTTGATTCTGAAACAGGATCTGAGTTTACACTCCTTGCGGATGATCAGTACAGCGTGCGCCAACAAAAGATTGGCTACTATGGCTCAATCGAAGAAGGTCGCATGATTCTCGACAACCGCGTTGTTACAGGCATTACGGTTGCTAACTAAAACGAGCAACCCATACCCTTTCAAGAAATCCACTCTTTCGAGTGGATTTTTTGTTTCTCAGTCTTATCATATATGTGTACAATCAATTGAATAAAGGATGACAATATGAAAAAACACAAAATAGAAGAATACACAGACGGTAGAGCTAGCTCATTGGATTTGGAGAGCATAGAGAGTATATTGGGGAACTCAGCGAACAATCCGTTTGAAGTTATAACAGATGCAGATCTACAGGACAAGATGCAGAGCCTGTCTCTTATTGACCTTCAAGCTTTTGCCGTAAGGGCAGGTGTTTTCCCATCTGGGAACAAGGTAGCTATTAAAAACCGGCTAGAGAAAGCGTTTTCATCCTATCGAAAAGGGGCGAGTCAAATTCAACTGACACAGCATATGGTTAGTCCCGACTCGAGGGCCGGGAAACAAGCCCTTAAGATACTAGAAGGAAACGGCTAATGGCGTACAATCAGCTGGGTACTCTGGCCTCCGGCATTCTCCAGTACGAGTTCGATTTCATTACCGGGGGTTCAGCTCAGGCTTCAGAGCTATTGATTATATCTGGAACGTTAAGTGGTTTGATAGGCGAGCTTAATACTTTAATCAATCAAAATTTTGGATTTACTACCGGAAGCGATATAAGCCCAAGCCTTAGAAACGAAGAGCTCTCCATACTGCAAGAGCTCTACATACGCGACAACAACACCAAGCAGGCCAGAAAGCTTCTCAGGGGGATTTATGACGTCGAAACTTCCAGCTCAATTGCCGGAGATGCGGAGTGGACTGAATTAAGAGAGGGGGATACCGTCATCCGTCGAAGCTCAGCCTCTTCCTCCAGTAGCGCTAAAACCCGTCTCGACACCGCTAGATACTTCAGAGAGTTGTCCATGGCGGCTGGCGATAAAATTAAAGATCTTGTGTATAAGTATAATCTTTATGGTGCGGTTCCTCGCCAGGTAGCCGGCGATGACGGTTATACCGTATCCGGGCGGTCTACTTAGGTTTATTAAGTATTGTGGAGCTTCATTAGATCCTCCATGCTTAAGGATCCTCCTTTCTCTATGGCTGCCTGATGAATGGATTTGCCTCTTGATTTTTCTATTCCCAGGTACTCCAAATCTTCTGTAGTAGCGCCGACAAGAGTAGAGCCGCCCCCGGCCGATCCTTCCATATCTGCTTTTATTTTCGCCTTAGAAGCGTCATCAACATTGCCAAAATCTAGTAATGCGCTTGGGTCTTTTCTTATTTTTTCGGGAATTTGCGCATTTTTCTCAAAAATATTTTTAAATATCTTAGTATATACAATAAGTTTTAATTGATTATCCGAGAGCTCAACTATAGGTTTTCCATAAAAGCCAACAGTATCCCCAGAGAAGGGGAAGTAAATATAAAAGAAATCCTGAAGAACTAATTCTTGAATTTTTTGCTCGCTTAAATAAGCCGTAGTATCATTGAAGAGCCTTATGAGATTAGTCATTTCGGAATAAGTTAGCTCTTCCGCTGTTGATTCCGTCAAAAGGGGGGAAGAACACTCCGTGTTTAAGAAATATGAATTAATAATGTAATGGTCATTAGCGCGAGCTGAAGCGTAGGTCTCGCAACAATTCCCTACTAGGGAAGTTTTCTCCGTGAGTTTTTTCTGCAGAGACTCTTCGGCCTTCTCTATGTTTCGATTGTGAGAGTCAATGGCGCTTTTTAAGAAGAGGGCTTTCTTATTGTCCCTCATTGCTCTTATATAACTTTGTTGCTCCTCTATGAATCTGTCATCTTCAGGAGTCCAAAAACCTTCATCGATTTGAAAGGACAGAGAGTCTTTTTCTGTGGGCAACCCTCTGCCCTTAGCCCTTTCATAGTGATCCTCGTAGACATCATTATAATCCACTTGATCATGGGTGGACAGATGCTTAATGTATACCCTTTTCGAGTCAAGAAAGGCGGAGGAGTACCCCCTTACGATGTCCCTGAAGGCTTTTCTGTATTCTTCGCCTTCCACATTATTTTATATATTATCGTTCTCGATGTCCGCCTCTAGGCTTTCGAAGTCTGATCTTTCCGCGCCAGCGCTAAAGTACCACAAACTAATAAACGATAAAAGCTTTGACCGACTGCTATCAAAGATCTGATTAATTTCATCTCCTTCAGCCTCCTCCATTTTGTAATAAGAATCAAGCCTTTCTTCGTGTGTCTCTCCTACGAAGAAACTAGCTAGTTCGCTGTCCTCCTCATCCTCTTTTTTAATATTAACAATAGATAGAAGGTACCATAAGATCGCCCTATTTTGAGCCTTAACCTCGGCAGTATGATTAAAAAGAGCCTGATAAGAGGATTCTATCTCTACTATGCCTTTTCGAGATTCCATCATCTCTTCCTGGATTTCGGTGGATTTCTTTTCCTCTGCAGGCGTCTTGGCCTTTTTAAGATCGAGCTTTAGCCATTTATTCTGCAAATCCGAAAGCTTACTATATAATCGAGTAAGGGATGTGGCGTCACTCTCCGAAAGAAGCCCTCCTGTGTCTGAGTACTTCTTGGCGAGCATAGCTTTCGTGAGAATCCCCTTCTTGATGCATCGGCTCATTTCTATACTGTACTCCATGTCCGCCTCTTCTATTTGTCTTCGGCTTGGCTGCTTGAGCACTATCCTGTACGGGACCTGTTCTTGAGTGCTTACGCTCACCGAATGCTCCTCCGTCTTTCCCGTCTCCTTATTCTTCTTTTTACGGACTTGTTCCTTGGTTACTTCCTCTTCCTTGGAAACTGTAAATGAATATATTTCTTTCATGTGTGGATATTATTTTTTAAAGTTAAAGCTTATAGTAAATTTTTCTGAGTGAGATTCAATTTTCCTAATACTATTATTACCTAGGTCTAGTATCTTTTTTCTTAGATATTGAAGCTTGTCATCATCGAAATAATTAGCCTGGTCAATTATCGCGTGGTATTTCTTCGGCAAATTATCGTAAAGCTTGCCAAAGTTCTGCTCGTGGTCAAAGTTAAGGTCTTCTATTAAAACCAAGAATTCCTTAAAAAGGTCCTTAGTGTTCCTCGTGACCACCTCATTAAAAATTGTTTCAGCTTCCATTCCTATAATTATAATAATAAAAAATATTTATTTTTCAATTAGTGTATAAGATATTGACATGTCTTCCTATATTACAAATGCCATAAAAGCCCAATATGAAACAGTAATGCAGAATATGCACGATACCTTCGCGAGGCCTGTTATTGCATATAAGGATTCAACGAAAGTTATCATAAGCACAAATGCTGATTACAACTACCTGTACAGCAATGTCAAGGGAGACGCCACCAAGTCCATAAAGAACGTAGTTCAGTTCCAGACATTTAACGCTAGAATCCTCTATGAAGACAAGCAAAGAGAAGAAATGGTGGATGGAGCAGCTAACTCCTCCATGAAGGTGCAGAGGCCTATTGGAGAGGTAAGGATGAAAGTGGACAAGACTGGCTACGATTATATTAAAGACGCAAAACGCATAGAGATAGACGGAACGTTATTTTATAAAGCTACGGACGTAAGGCCTCATGGACTATTTGTGCCAAAATTCTTCACCTACTACCTAAGGCCAACCGAAGAAACAGATGCCTAACTCAAAAGTAACAATAAACGAAAGGGCTGCCGCTCGACACATAAAAGCGCAACTACATAAAGATCCGCATCTAAATCGAGAGCTCGAGAAGATGGCGGATAGGAATTTTGAAAAAATAAAAAGGGACTTCATATCGGAATTCATGGCTCATGAGGTAACTTCGGAGCTAGGACGTGGAAGTGGAGAATTATTTTCTTTTATCGGATTCCCCCGAGGATCAACCCCTATAACTCCATTGCTAAGCCTGCTAGAAGATAGAATATCCATTATATACCGAAAATTCAATCGGAGAGGTAATGCCCAATTCACTATAAACCTGCCCAGCGAAACCGAGATTGTGCGAAGATCGCCGATGCCATGGGCGGCAGGCATAAGTTGGGCCAAGGGTATTGAGAATGGAATTCCTGATTTTGGAAAATTCCTAGAAATAGAGGGGCGCCCAAGTTCAAGGTCCGAAGGGGGGATTCAAACCCCGGGCAATATTAATAATCGCCAATTCTCTAGACAGCCCTATATATTTCAAATGCTTTCTAGATATATTAAAATATTCTCTCAGTTTGGATTCCGCTTAAAATGAAACCGTTATTCCAGCATAAAGCAACCACCAGCTTCGCCATGTGGTTTAATAATTTCCTACTCCGCAAGGGAGAAGCTTATTCCAATAAAACGGGAACCTTGTTTTACCAGGAGGATGATCGACTGGATCCGAAGTATATAGCGTATGCATCTCCATACAAACAGTGGGTATTCGACTCCAGCATTACCGGGGCCGATATCCCGAGCGGAGTATATGTTGATGGAAATTTTGTAGAGAGGGGGGAGACGGGGCTCACGATAGACTTTGATAATGGAAGGGTTTTGTTTAGTGGAGAATATGTTGACAATTCACGAGATGTTTCGGGTTCATTTGCCGTAAATGATATTAACTTTTATCTAACGGATGAAACTGAAGAGAATTTGGTGGTGGAAAATAAATATGACATAAATAGCCGATTCAAGCAGGGGGTTTCTGGAATTAAGCCTTACAATCAAGTCGTTCCCGCAGCTTTTATCTCTATGCAAAAGAGCCACAATGTTCCATTGGCTTTTGGGGGCGAAGACCAAACTAAACTCACTTATCGAATAGTAGGGCTAACAGAAAACCTGTACCAGTTGGATGGAATAATCTCTCTTTGTACTGACGCTAGCTATGAGGTGTTTCCTGACATGACGTACATGGGATACCCCCTCAATGAACTCGGAGACCTTAAAACCGGAGGGTATAATTATGTAAATTCAGCAAACGAAAAAATACCTGGCCAAAACGTTTTTATGGTAGACGCTACCTACGCCTCGAAGATAAGCGACCGAGTAACGAACAAGTATAATCCTGGGCTATTTCTTGGCTTTATTGATTTTGAGGTTTCTAGGTTTAGATACCCTAGGTCCGATGCTTAGGAAAAAAATTCCCATTTAAGGTAAATAACTGTAAATATTAGTGTATAGATTTAAGACGGGAACAAAAGAACGCCCTAATAACCTTTAAAAGAAAAAGTCATGGCACACCGAAATAGAGTAATATATCAAAGCGAGGCCTTGTTCGTTAGCCCTCTGGCGACGGGCTATCATGCTACGGGAGAACCCACTAGCTACGTTACTAAGGGAAGTAAACAATATGCCATGGTAGCTCCCGGAGCGGACCCATCCTTTACCACCGAAACCTTTGCCTCGCAGCAAGAGAGAAGCATTGCTCATCAACTTAAGCGTGTTCAGTCGGCTAACTATAGCTTTACCGTAAATCGTCAAGACGTGAACCAATTTGGGCAACTATCCAGGATAGACAGTCTCGTGGTAGATACTCCGTCAGTGACTATGGATTTCAGCTATTTAATTACCGACGGTGAAAATGAAAGGTTGCTCAATTTCGTAACCGATGGGATTACTAATACATTCAGCGGACATATTGATCCAGAGATTTCGAACGTCGGGCAAAACTTCTTTATTCTTACGGTTCCAGAAGGAGCGGATGCATATTTGGGCGATCAGACTTCTACCGGATCCAATACCGTAATATCTCTCGGGAATGGATATTTAAGCGATTATTCCATGGAGGCTTCTGTGGGGGCATTCCCTACAGCATCTTGTTCTGTGGAGGGTTTTAACATTCAAAGTACTGCCACGGGAGAGGCTTGCCTGCCCATACCAGCTATTGACCCTAGTGATGGGAGTAGAGAGTGCTATAGGACTTTCACGCTTCCCGCTGCCTCAACTGGATCGGGAGTCGCAGCTTTAAGGCCTGGAGATATCACGCTTAACTTGAACAACGCCGGCCTTCTTTCGAAGCAAACGGTTTATGATGGAAACAGCCAGACTCCTTCGGCTGGATCAGCTCACGTTCAATCGGTATCCATTAGCATCCCAATGTCGAGATCAGTTCTTCAGCGTCTTGGGAATACTTTCGGATTCTCTCGGGAAATTGACTTTCCTATATCGGCAACCTTAACTATCAACGCTCTTGTCTCGGAACTCAAGCAAGGAAATATGCTAGACTTAATCTGCGGGAGTAATGAAAACGACCTCACCGTGTCATTAAGAAACCCCGAATGTATTGAGTGTAATAGGGGGTCATCCCCAATGGGCATTTCATACATACTGAAGGGGGCGACTCTTGAAAGCGAGTCTTATAGTTCGGCAATCGGCGATAATAAAACAGTGGACCTTACCTGGAGTACTCAGATAGGAGGACCGGAGGATCTGATTAAAGGATTATTCATATCCGGATCCAGTGCGAGGTTCAGTCCTGTATTTCAAAAAGAGAATGGCCAGGTACATATGGGTCTAGTAAGGCCGTAAAGCCATAATTAGCCAAAAATCATAATTTAAAAAAAAATAGAAGGACAAAGCAATGGCACACCGAAATAGAGTAATATATCAAAGCGAGGCCTTATTCGTTAGCCCATTATCCACGGGGTATCATAGCACGGGTGATACAATAGTGGCAAGCGGACCAGGGGCTGGCCTACACGCAGGGAAGAACGTTGGTCCGATGTCGGCTACGCTGGCGGCCGGTAGAAGCAAAAACGGGTTTTTCGAGATGCAGACGGGAACTATTATTCAGCAGTTAAAGCGTGTTCAGTCTGCCAATTATAGCTTTACGGTAAATCGTCAAGACGTAAACCAATTTGGGCAACTATCCAGAATAGACAGCCTAGTGGTCGACACCCCCACGGTGACTATGGACTTTAGTTACCTTCCCACTGACGGCGAAAATGAAAGGTTGCTCAATTTCGTAACCGATGGGATTACCAATTCATTAAGTGGTCATATTGATCCAGAGATTTCGAACGCTGGGCAAAACTTCTTTATTCTTACGGTTCCAGAAGGTAAGGACGCCTATAAGGGAGACATGACAAAGACAGGGTCCAATACCGTAATATCTCTCGGCAATGGATATCTTTCCGACTATTCCTTGGAAGCCTCAGTCGGTTCTTTTCCTACAGTTTCATGTACAGTAGAAGGGTTTAACATAAAGACGGACGTTACCACCATTACTGGGGGCGGTCCCGTCGGTTACGGCGACTCTGAATTTAGCGGACTTCTCGTTCCTGCTATCGATCCTTCCGACGGATCTAGGATTTGCCATAGAACGTTTGTTCTTCCCGAAACAGTAACGGGGGTTGGAGTGAGCGCATTACGACCCGGCGACATTACTCTAGACTTGGCTAATGCCGGCCTTCTTTCCAAGCAAACGGCTTATGACGGAAAGAGTCAAACCCCTACAGCTGGATCAGCTCACGTTCAATCGGTATCTCTTAGCTTGCCAATGTCAAGATCGGTTCTTCAACGCCTTGGAAATACGTTTGGATTCTCTCGGGAAATTGACTTTCCTATATCGGCAACTTTGACCGTCAATGCTCTTGTCTCGGAAGTCAAGCAAGGAAATATGCTAGACATAATCTGTGGGAATAATGAAAACGACTTAGTCGTAACCATGCGGAATCCGGAATGCATTGAGTGTAATCGCGGGAGTTCCCCCACTGGCATTATGTACACATTGAAGGGGGCGATTCTTGAAAGCGAGTCTTATAGCTCTGCAATCGGCGATAATAAAACAGTGGACCTTACTTGGTCGGTTCAGATAGGCGGCCCCACCGACAGAAAGAGGGGTCTTTTCATCTCTGGATCATCGCCGTATATAACGCCCCCTATGTGGAAAACGGGGAATGCGGTTGCTGACGGCTATTTCCCCGGGCGCATTCGATAGGCAAGGATTTAAAAATAATACTTAAAAATACACCACGGGCATCCGTGGTGTATTTTTGTATATGAGGAATACGGTAAAATACAATACACTAGGGATAGTAGTAAGCGATTCTCCCGCTTACTCGCCTAAAACGACAGGGCTTAATCAGCTGAGTAGAATACAGAGCGCTGATTTCAATATAGACATACAGAGAGAAAATATAAAGAGTTTTAATTCCTGTGATTTTCTTGACCGAAAAATCGTAAAGGCTCCAGAGGTGTCGTTTTCTTGCTCTTATCTTTTAACCGACGGAAGAAACGAAAAACTACTAGGGTTGAATATAGCCCATAAAGGCGGAGCTATGCCCTTCGCTACCTGCCTAAGTGGTTTATCGGGAGATATTAATGCGTTTGTGGGGGTAGCTCAAGACCACTCCTCATTTAATTTTATTACCGGAGGGGGAAGTCTTCAGGGGATAGATTTTATAGGATTTGGAAATTGTTTTTTAACCGATTACTCTATAAACGCCCAAGTAGGAGCTTTTGCCACAGCCAACGCTTCTTTTGCGGCTTCTAATGTTAGATATAGTTGTTATGGTGATCACACATATAATACAGAGGCGATGGGGATCCCGAATCCTTCCGTCAATCGAACCGGGTCCGGAGAGTATTTAAATGTGTCGGGGTTTAATTATACTGGAGATGGATATAGCCCAGCAATGGGAGCCATCACTCCGGGGGGGATAACTTTAGAGTTAGAAAATCTAAGGATGATAGGCGGCCCTAGTCTTTCAGGGAATTCTGATTGCAATAATATCCCTATATCTTTAAACGCTCAGTCTGTGTCGATTTCTCTTCCCGTAGACCGAGTTGATTTAAAAGGATTAGGGTCGGCTCATATATATAATAGAAGAATAAAATTTCCAATAATGGGGTCTTTAAACACTTCAATATTAGCAAATGAATTTAACACAGGAATACTTAATGATATTTTATGTTCAGAGATAGATCAGGCTATAACTTTAAACATAGATAACTCCCAATGCCTTCCTAACAAGTGCATACCTCAAAAAACAGGGGCAATGAAATTTAAAATAAATAACGCCAGGCTGGACTCTTACTCTTTATCAACAGACATCGGGGGAAATGCTTTGGCGGATTTAACATATTCATTTTCGGACGGGAGCCGATATAAAGGATTATTTATGAGTGGAAATTACGCCCAGGTTCCTACTTAAAGGTGTACTAATAAAGAGGGAATAAGGAATGGCATCAATCAATATAGACGTAGGGGCGAACGTAAACTTAAATCCGGGTTCCGTACGGAGGGTTAAGCGAACAGCCAAATCGCTTCTGGATGAGATATCAGGAGGGGCTCGAGGGGTTAATTTCAATATTAACTCAGATAGCTTTACTCAGCCCCTGGGTAAGATCACTAGCTCTGCTAATGAATTTACAAAATCCATGGAAGCGTCCAACGCCCGGGTTTTGGCATTTGGGGCTTCCGTGGCTATTATCAACGGGATTCAGAACGCTTTCGCAAGTCTAGTAAGAACATCTATAGAGCTAGAGAAAACATTAACAGATATAAATGTAGTCCTAGGAGCCTCTTCTGCTACTTTGGAGGGATTTGGAAACAAGCTTTTTGCTGTTGCGAAAAACACTGCATCCAGTTTCAGCGTAGCGGCAGAGGCTGCTCTCGAATTTTCACGACAAGGTCTTTCGATGGAGGAGACCCTTAGGAGGACTAATGACGCCCTTACCCTAACTAGGCTTACCGGTATGGACGCCGCCGAGTCCGTGAAAGGATTAACTGCAGCTATTAACGGGCTAGGAGACGCCACTTTAAACACCACTAATATAATAGATAAAATGGCAGCGGTTGACGTTAAGTTTGCGGTTAGCGCAGAGGACCTAACGAAAGGAATAGAGAGAGCTGGCGCTGTAGCAGTAGACGCCGGACTAAATATAGATACCCTACTCGGTCTAATTGCATCTCTGCAACAAACTACTGCGCGAGGCGGACCTGTTATAGGAAACGCCCTTAAGACTATTTTTACAAGAATACAAAGACCTAAAACCCTACAGGCGTTGGAAGACATGAATATAGTCGTTCGGGATTTAGGGGGTGGCGTTCTTGGCGCTGACAAGATATTGGCAAATTTGGCTAAAACTTTCGATGGGCTGACTCATTCTCAGCAGTCTAACGCCGTTCAAATGACTGCAGGTATTTTTCAAGCTAACATCCTCAGGTCTATCCTGAGAGACCTGAAAAAAGATCAAAGCCTCTTTGCCTCGGCTACAAATGTGGCCGCAAACGCTAGTGGGGAAGCAGCTAAAAAGACTGAGATGTTAAACAAAACAATGTCCGCTCTTTCGTCTCAAACCGCTACCTCTATTCAGGAGCTCACCGAAACAGTGGGGAATATTATGTTAGCCCCGGGAATAAAAGATGTTCTTTCATCTATTAAATTTGTAGCCGATTTTTTCAACAAAGTATTCGGGGGAGGAGAGGAGAAAGGTAACAAATTCGCTACCGGCCTTCTTGCTGGGCTAGGAAATGTTTTAACAGGCCCGGGGCTGGCTCTTATGGCGGCTGTATTCGGAAAGCTTTTAATTGGTGTAACGAAATTTGGAGCCCAGGGAATTGCAGAAATAACGGGAATGGTTTCAGCTAAATCGAAGCAGAAGGCTATAGAGGAAAAAATATTATTAATACTTCAAACAAACAAAAAAGTAATCAGGGATCTTAGCCTCCTGGAGGGGCAGAGAGGGGAGCAAGAAAAGTACATTCTCGGTTTAATAGAGAGACAGACCGCAGCCCTAGCGAGTCAACAGGCCTTGTCTCGAGGTGTGGCAGCTGCCGCAGTAAGTAGAGGGGTCTCGGCAGACCTCGTGCTACCTACACGTGGAAGAGGCACTTCAGCCAGAACGCCAGCTTCTTCGGGATTCATACCGAATAGTCAGAATGATAATCGAGCGGCGGCTGTCGGGTTTGTTCCTGCTCAACAAGAAAGGAGGGCGGCGAGAAAAGGAGGTTACACTCCGGGGCCTATAGCCTCTATGGATATCCCGAGATTTGGATCGGTGGTATACAATAAAGCAGAAACAGTAAAGCAGTTTCCGCAATTTAGTCAGCCTGCTATCATGCCACCTCATTCTAGCAAAGCGGGGCAGAAGTATGAGAAAAGCTTCAAAAAAGCTCACGGGTTTGATCCCTATAGCTCCGACGGGCTTATCCCCAACTACGCTATAAGAAATAATCCCAGGATGAAGGTTCACGGTCCTCCGGCTGGATTCGGAACCGGAATCCCTTCAGCAGTAGCTGGGCGCCTAGCAAAGTCTAGGGCAGGGCTCGAGGGTAATATGGAATTTTCGATTGCAGCCTCTCTGCTCAAAGGGGGTTCGTTTTCCTCTTTAGTTACTCGGCCCAATGGTCAAAAAGTACAGGTTGATATAGGGCAACTTCTTCAAACCTTAGGGCATCGCAATATACATTCCACAATCCCAATCGCTCCCACCGCATATCCTGTGTCTCCCACGACAGGAAGGCTTACGGGGGAAGCTAGGAAAATTCTAGGATCTTCTAATTCTGGCAAGAAAGGGGATTACGGAGAGGATGTCTTTATGAAATCCCAAGAAGGGTCGGGGTTTGTGGCGACCTCCAAAAATGCCGTAGTAGACGCTATAGCCGCAGGACGTACGCCAAGAGAGATAAAGGCAGGGGCTATAGATCTGGGCGAGGTGGCCAAAAAAAGCATAAGACTTTATTCCAACACAGGATTTCGAGAACAATTGCTTTCCGCATCCAAGGCTAACATGAATTCAGCAGATCCCGCAAAAAGGCAGGCGGCGGCGGATCTTCAAGTCGCCACAAAGAATCTAGAGACCGACAATATAGTTAATGGGCTAATGGAGCTGGCTAAGGCTGGACTGTGGAAGCCTCAAATGAAGCAGGGAGTGGCCCTCTCGGACTTATTACAAAAGGGGACGCTTGGGACATCACTACGTAGTGGGGATATTCCCATAGGAGGTGAAGAGACAGCCCTACTACAACGCTTCGGCCTGGCTTCAGGGATGATTCCGAATTTTTCTGGGGGGCGACGACCTTCGGTCAATCCGGACAATATAGGAGGAATAATAAAGTGGTTAAATGGAAACCCAGGAGCGAGCCTTAAGGATCTAAACAAGAAGTTCTCGATGGGTGGTCAGCCCGGGCACTGGGCGAATCCCAGGTACCCGAAAGCCAAGAGCCTTGAAGCAGGAATGAAACAGGCTGGTAAAATGCCAGAATATAAGGATTTCCAGCGTTTAGTAGGGGGCGCAGCTAAACAGGGGGTGTCCATCAGGACAAAGAGCTCAGCGACTAAAGACCAAATTCTGAAGTTAATAAGTTCATCTAACGCTAAAAACCCTCTAACCATGTCGGAATTGAGTGCCAAAACTGGCATCGCGAGTTTCACATTAGACACCTGGAAGAAGGATCGAAGGCTGCCCCACGGCATAGATGGAGTAACGGCATCTCACGAGGCAGGGGCGATGAAAGCCATTGATCAGGTGAGGAGTCCTAGCGAAAGGGTTCGTCACAAAGGGTCAATGCAGTCTACTGGTCGAGGCCCTATCACCTTTAAGAGTTACGGAAAAGATCTCTTTATTCGCGGTCAACTAGGAGCAATATCTGGAGCTACGTCCAAAAGCAAGAAACTCTTGGGCGCCCAGGCTTCCGAGCTGGCTGGCAATTTAGTTGGAGCTAAAGAGGGGAGCCCCCTGCTAAAGGACCCAGTAACTGGAAAAAGTATAGCTTCAGGAAATGTAGAGCTGGATGACAGGATAATGTCTCGAGTTAAGATAATAAATCCCATAGAATCCGCGAGAGGAAAGAGCCGAGCAATCGGACAAGGGATCGCAGATATGACGGAAGGGAAGTGGAATAAAATGGACGATAAGCAGAAAAAAGCATGGATGATACAGGCGTCAGCCGACCCCGCCAAAAGTGCCAGCTTTAGGAGAGCTAAGGGGGCGGCTTGGGAAGGTTGGTCTGCCAAAACCATGGGAGCTACCTACGGAACCCCTACAGGGGAGGGGATGAAATCCACCCCTCTTAACCCTTTAGTAAAAAGATCTCAGAGTGTTGCGAAAGGGTCCTTCAACGGGCGCAACGCGCCCCTTATTGAGGGAGGGAGGTATCCTGTTGACGCTATTAACGTAGCCGCGCTGGACAAAGTCATGAAAAACAAGACTTACCGACCCTCGGACGTTTTCTCGACCGAAGCCAAGTCTTCAAAGACATTATTTGGGTCGGCGTTAGACTCCCAGGGCGGCTCCCAAGGGCAAATCTTAAAGGCGACAGCGCTTAAGCATCTCCGAACTGCTCTTCTTCAGGGATATCCTCTTCATAAATTCAAGGAAGGAAATCCTAACCCGGCGATATTCGACAGCGTTCATTTGGGAACGATGAATATGGTAACCCCTTCAAAAATTGCCGGAGCAAGGAAAGCTGCCGGAGGATTTATTCCAAACTTAGCGAGAACGCCAAACGCCAATTTCGGGCCCGATTTCTCCGGAGGATTGGTTCCGAATTTTGCGATAGCTAAAAGCGTAAGGGATAATCTGCGAAAAGAACCCGATGGCCAAATCTCTCCGAATTTTGCGATAGCTAAAA